GCGGCGTCCTCGCAAACTTGAGGGTCGGAGAAGACTACGTTCTTCTTAAAGAAGGACGCAACTTGTGACAGGTGACGTAGATCGTTCGATCCATTACTTTGTGGGTCAAAGAGATCACACGCATTCGCCAGTCCCGGAAGGTTCCGGCTACGGATGTAGCCGTCCAAAACCTTCCATAGGTCTGGGTGAATACACGGGCGATAGTCGTCAACGTACTGTCTTGCTATCAAGTACACTACGTTCTTGGTACTACTTGTAGTAACCAATGGATCCATTGCAATACTCCTGTTATCAGGTAATAAAGTTGGTGTGCTAGAAAAGGGCTTTGGCCCATTCCAGCAGCGAAGAGAACGCAGAACCTACTGACTCCGCCTCAGGGCCTCCTGAGCTCATAAACGCCATTAAGGCGAGAAGAGCAAAGAAGCCTAGAAGCTTAGCCAGGGGGGAACGTTCCACTCGCCACCAACGCTGTGAACTCGTCGGACGCAACCGCGTCTCTCAAGACCACAACCATTGCATCGCGATCTGTAGTATCCCCGTCAATGGGGAAACGAACAGTCACGGATCCAACGATTTTCGAGGCCAGAATAGCACCATCAGAGTCCTCAGTGGCATAAACCACGTCGAGTTCTACTTCTGATACTGTCTGGTTCCCGGTTGGCACCTTTCTCTTGGCCAAAACCAATTTCGGTTTCGAAATGGTGTGACCTGAGATAGAGTACGTTTTTGAATTTCCATTACTGGAATATTCCGTGAGGACCGTGGACATTGCTGCCATGGTTAAAGCTCCTTAACTACCGAAGCCGTTGATAGATGATTGACAATAGGTCGATGACCTTGAGTCCATCTAACTTCAGCCGTAAAGTAGGTCTAAAGGAAGCGCTCATTGGGATGCGTACCTTAGTGACCGTCTCGCAATCCGTGTACAACTCTCTCGTTCCACTGAAGTTTGTGGTTCCGATGGGTTGCCACGTGAGAACTCGACGTTCCAGGTGCTGCTTCATTTGGATTTGGTATCCTCCTGAAGTATAGCTCTGTTCACTAAGGGCCAAGAAGCTCAGGCTGTTCAGCCATGAGCCTACCGAGATAAACCAATCGATGATGAACGAATAGGGAAGCAATTCCCACGCGGTCGTCACCGGATTTATGGCAAATCTCGGCGCAGAAAAGTCAGCAGTCACTGAGCCCCGGTACGAAACCTCCACTTCTGTAGAGATGTGGTGGATATACGTATCGATCTCAGCGGCTGTCTCACCCAAATAAGTATGGGTAGTGAAGTTCTGGGTTAAACCAGACCTCTGACTAATACGTTTGCGGTTCGCGTACACGTTGACGAGTGCATCACTAAGACTTTGTATGTCGAAGAGTGCAGTTCGCCAACCGTAACGCCATTCCAACCAGTCACCTGGTTTGGTCTTATCCCAACGTTTCGGTGCAGGTAGTGATAAAAGCCGGTTGGCTCTTTTCACAAACATGTCCCTAACCTTGTGAAGTTCCGCTAAGAAGGTAAGTGTATCATGTCCCGAAGAGTAGGCCTTACTCTGCGCTTCCTGGATTAAACCTGGTAGGTTATCCTGGTCCGCTTGAGCGAGGGCTTCATTCATCGAGATGTAATAATATGGAAGTACCACTGACGGCATCCCCTGGAAGGGGGACG